TCTCAAGCACCTCATCCACAACTCCACCGCCATCGGGAGGGGCGACATCAACAACTCCACCAGCGACTTTCTCCAACCCCCAAACCACGATGCTCGGAACGGATGGGGCTGCAATGAACGGTCAAGGTCAGCAGAACCAACCCATGCGGGCGTATGTCGTGGAGCGTGACATCCAGCAGACGACCAGCAGGGTGCGCCGCTTGTCCGAATTTGCAACATTGGGCTAACTGCTACATATCCCCACATGGAACTTCCCGTGTACCGAATGACGGTTGATGAGGTGGACGAAGGCGTGCAGTTTGTCGCTCTCGTTGATATGCCTGCGATTGAGAAACCATTCCAAGCCTTTGCTAAAACCCCGCAGCGATTCGCCGAAACGGGAGAACGCAGGGTGCTGACTGGACCCTTGATGCTTGCCGATACGCCCATCTATCGCAAGGACGACACCTACGGCGAGTACTATGTCGTATTCGACAAGGCCACCATCCGCAAAATCGTGCAGAAGTACTTCAAGCAGGGAAACCAGCACAATGTAAACGCCTACCACAACGCCGAACTTGACGGGGTGTTCATGTTCGAGAGTTACATCACCGACGCAGAGCGGGGCATCCTTCCCCCCAAGGGCTACGAGGACACCCCCGACGGCTCTTGGTTCGGTTCGTTTAAGGTAGAGAACGACGAGGTGTGGGAGAACCGTCATGCCTTCAAGGGTTTCTCCGTTGAGGGGCTATTCGGCATGAAGAACACAGGAACTGAACTGGAGGTCGCACTTGCGGGCCTTGCAGACGACTTAACCGCTTTTTTGCAACATATCAACCCAACCTACAAATCCCAATAACATGAACTTAAAATCAGCCATTGAAACCCTGCGGACCGAACTCCGCAAGTTCACAACCCAAAAGCAAGCCTTCGCCGACTACAAGTTGGTAGATGGTACTGTTGTCCGAGTGGACGGCGACCTCGTTGCAGGTACCGCCGTGTATGTCATCACCGAAGACGAAACCCTGCCCGCTCCCGATGGTGAACACCAAGTCGAAGGCGTTGGTGTCGTCAAGACCGAAGGCGGCAAAATCACCGAAGTCGTTGTAGCCGAAGCCCCTGCCCCTGCCGAAGAAGTAGAGGTTGCTGCCGAGATAACCCCCGAAGTTGCGGGTGAAGTGGTGAGTGAAATCGCCGAAGGCTACCCATTGGTGGACCCTGCGATGGTGGAAGAAATCGTCAAGAAGCACTTGGTCAGCATCATGGAGGAACTCAAAGCCGCCTACACCGAGATGGGCAAGATGAAAGAGAAGATGGCCTCCTTTGCAAGGCAAATGGAAACCATGACCGACATCGTTGAGAAGGTCGCCGAACTTCCATCCGAAGCCCCCAAGCCAACCGCCTCCGCTATCGTGGAGCAACGGAGGGCATCAGCCGCCCAAAACTTTGCGGCCATCGCACAATCAATTCAATCCCTTAAAAACTCCAAATAACCTTAACCCCCTAAAAACAAAACCATGGCATTTTCTTTCGGAAACCTATCAGCCTACACCGAGCAGCAAAGGCTGCCCCTCATCACCAAAGCGGTCTTCGCCGCTCGTTCTGCTGCCCTGTTCACCAAGCAAGTTGGTATCAAGTCAGCCGCCGCCCTTAACCTCATGGACACCGATGCCAACATCGGGTCAGGAACCGTCTGCGGTTGGTCTGCAACAGGCAACACCACATTCAGCCAGCGCAACATCACCGTCGGCGTAATGAAAATCCAAGAGGCTCTTTGCCCTCGTTCCTTGGAGCAATACTGGATGCAGTCGCAGTTGACTGCTGGTAGCCAATACGACGGCGTTCCATTTGAACAGGCATTCTCCGAGCAGAAGGCCCTCCGTATCGCCGAGGCTTTGGAAACCGCCATCTGGCAGGGTAACTCCTACTTCAGCGGCGTGAACCAACTGTTGAACGCCGCTTCGGGTTCTACCGTTCTCGCCAACGCTTCCTCTACCACTTGGAACCCAGTATCGGCTTCCGTTGGTATCACCACAAGCAATGTCATCAGCATTTTTGACAAAGTTTACAACGATATCCCACAGGCCATCTTGACCCGCAATGACCTCGTAATCTTCTGCGGTTGGAACAACTTCCGTACCTTGATTGGTGCCATGAAGTCGCAAACTGGTGTGATGTACAACCAAGTTGACCTGCAAGGGTTGGCCGATGGTGACATCATCTACCCTGGCACGAATGTCCGCATCGTTGCAGTCCCAGGCTTGACCTCTACCAACCGCATCGTTGCAACCTACCTCGGTAACTTGTTCTATGGCACCGACCTGTTGTCCGACGAGGAAAACTTTGAGTTGTGGTACTCCAAGGACAACGATGAAGTCCGCTTCCAAGCCGCCTTCAAAGCAGGTGTGCAGTTCGCCTATCCCGACTTGATGGTTGACTTCCGCTTGGCCTAAGTGTAAGGGGGGAGGGAAACTTCCCCCCCGCTTTTTTATTCTTGCAACTCCTAAAATAAAAATACACTATGTCCTGCTCCCTAACTACGGGCTACGCCCTCGGATGCCGAGATTCAGTCGGTGGCATCAAAACGATTTATGTACAACCAATCAACGCTACGGGTTCGGTCAACACGAACGGGAGCGGATTGGTAACTGGATTTACTCCTACCTCGGTGTCGGGGTCTTGGTTTGAATACGACTTAACGAAAGCCACCTCCAGCATGACGGAAACGCTGAACGCCAGCACGGAGAACGGAACGCTTTTCTACACCCCCGAAGTCACATTCACCATCAACAAGTTGCAGACTGCGGTGCGTAACGAACTGCGCCTCTTGGCTCGGAATCGCTTGCTGGTCATCGTTCTTGACAACAACGGACGCTACTGGTTGCTTGGTGCTGCAAACGGCTTGGAAGCCTCCGCAGGAACTGCTGGAACGGGTACTGCATTCGGTGACCGTAGTGGCTATGAGATGACGCTGACGGGTATGGAACCAGACCCGATGCTGAACATCGCCGCTGCAACTTTCTCGGCATCTACGACCCAAATAAGCGGTTCGTAAGTATCTTTGACCTGCGGTTCTCATACGCCGCATGGTTTAGTGGTCTGGGCCATCTCTTCGGGGGTGGCCCTTTTTTTTGTACCTTTGAGTATGAGAATTTGCATCGTTTACAACGCCCATCCGACGGGCTGCTCGTTCTACCGCTTGGAGATGCCGAACGCTTACCTCGGCGACAACTACACCGAGTTTGACTATGTCTGCGTGGACAACATCGCCAATGTCAAAGACGACGACCTAAAGACCGTTGATATATGGCTTTTTAACCGCTTGTGGTGTCAAGGTACCTTGGACCAAATTCGCAATGTTTACAAGGCTCTGACGGCCTTTGGGGCGAAGGTTATTTTGGACCTTGACGACTACTGGGTGCTGGAGAGCGGCCACATCATGTATCGGCACTATTTGTCCACCAAACTTGATGAGCAGATACGGGAACACATCCGCTTGGCTGACCATGTGACCACGACGACGGAACACCTTGCCCAAAAGATTCGCCTGCTCAACAAGAAGGTGACCATCCTGCCGAACGAACCCTACGAAGCCTACCAGCAATACCTGCCCGACACGACTGCCGAACCCGAACCGCACCTGTTCAAGATTGGCTGGTTTGGCGGGGCGCAGCATCAGGAGGACATCGCCTTGGTGGAGCATTCCTTTGGCTTGCTTGCCCACGACAAATCCCTTGACGGCCGATACAAAATCTACCTTGGCGGGTGGAACGAGAACCCTGTTTATGCTGACTACGAGCGGATGCTATCCTGCAACGGCAAGAATGTGAACTACGGCAGAATCCAAGCCGCTGACATCTATTCCTATGTGGGCGGGTACAACTTCATCAACGCCACCATCGCACCGCTGCGAGATACCAAATTTAACCGCCTCAAAAGCGAACTGAAAGTGGTGGAAGCAGGCTGGATGGGCAAGGCTATCATCGCAAGCGAAACCATCCCCTACACGGATATCTTGGTCCACGGCCACAATGGTTTGGTCATCCCATACGGCAAGAAAGACGCTTGGTATAAGGCGGTCCGCAAGTTTGTAAACGAACCCGACTACGCTCGTTCCTTGGCCGTGCAGTTGAGCAAGGATGTGCGAGAACGCTTTGACATTACCAAGACCGCCGAGCGCAGAGCCGAACTCTACCGAAGTATTGGGCGCAAATTGTGAAATTCGGGCGCAAAGTACATTTAGGGGTAGAGTGATTTACCTATCCCCCAACACCACCAACACGATTGTCGTCACTTGGACGCAGCGGGCCTCATCGGGCGACCGCTATATCTTGCGCCTCACGAACATCGCCAAGAATGTGACCACCGACTTCACCCTGCTGAAATCGGCCAACCTATCGCAATACACGAACCGCTATGACAAATTTCAGATTACCCTGGGGGAGGTTGAAACAGGCTCGTATCGTTACGAAGTTTACGATACCTCTTCCACGGTTGGTGCAGCCGTTGCGGTGGTTGAAACGGGCTTGGCGTATGTACAGGTAGTATCGCTAACCTTTAACACCTTCGCAAATTCCATCCAGTACAATGTCTACGGCGCAAGTGCCGTGAGCATCTTTGATTCAACCTTTGACCAAACATTCCAATGAGCGTACAAACAAGAACGCAGTTGCAGACGAGTGCCGCAACTATTACCAACGAAACGACCGCCGCAGCCAATACCGCCGCCCGTGTGGGTGGTTTGTTTGACGACCTCGCCGATACCGCCACCTTGGACCGAGAGCGTGGCGTGGCGAACCTCTATCTTGACACGGACACTTCGTTCACGCCAACCCAAGGGAGTGCAGTCAAGTTGACATCTACGATGAAGTCGGGATTGCTGACTACCTACAACTTCACACGGACCACGACCTCCATCACCTACACAGGTACGACCAACGCTTCTTTGCGGGTGTCGGCCAGCATGGTGTTGTCGCAGGAAAACAACACCCAAATAAAGGTGTACATCGCCAAGAACGGAAATGCCATCAACCAGTCCATGACTGACTTGACAACCACCCACACTAACGGTCATGCGGTGTTCACCGAAACAGTTCTACAAGGTACTGCAAACGATGAATTTACCATCCTAATCAACGCCATTGATTCGGGCGCAGACATTACTATTTCGGCCCTATCCTTCACCGTCCACACGCTATGAGCAGTATAAAACAATCGTTCACCCAATGGCTTGGGATTGAACACAAAGTCCCCGTAATGTTGGAGAACAAAGCGGGCAAATACATCACCTACGGGGCGTTCAATGAATACCCCTACTACCTGTTGGACAACTACCGCCGAAGCAGCAAGCACAACGCTATCGTGAACGGGAAGGTGAATTATATCGTTGGCGGTGGTTGGAAACCTGGTGACAAGATGACCGTGGAGCAGCAAGCCCGCTACGCCAAGTTTTTTGACGGGTTGAGTGAGCATGACGACTTGAATGACATCACCGAAAAACTCGTCCTTGACTTGGAAATCTTCAACGGCTTTGCGGTTGCAGTCACTTGGAATAAAATGGGAACCATCGCCAAGATGGAACACATCCCCTTTGAGAAAATCCGAGTGGACAAAGACGAGCGGATGTTCCAAGTGGCCGATTGGTACAACGACGACATGGTGCAACTCTACCCAAAAATCGGCGATGTAGAGAAAATCCCAGCCTTTGATGCAGACAACCGCATCGGCAAGCAACTGTTCTACTATCGGGTCTATGCAGCAGGCGTGAAGTCCTATCCGCTGCCCGAATACATGGGAGGCTTGGCTTGGATTGAAGCCGATGTGCAGGTAGCCAATTTTCACAATAATAATCTCCGCAACAACTTTTGGGGCGGGTATTTAATCAACTTCAATAACGGAATCCCAACGCCCGAAGAACAGGGCGACATTGAGCGGCAAATCAAGCGCAAGTTTTCGGGGACCGACAACGCTGGCCGCTTTGTTGTGACCTTCAACGATGATGTGTCCAAGGCTCCCACCTTGGAACCGTTGACACCGTCCGATATGGACAAGCAGTTTGAGATTTTGAACAAGGCCATCCAGCAAGAAATCTTTATTTCGCATCGTGTCGTGAATCCGATGCTATTTGGCGTGAAGACCGAAGGCCAACTTGGCGGCAGGCAAGAACTGGTT